CTATGACACTTTCAATTTTAATGAAATAATTTTCGATTGGAAATTAAACACCTCCTCTACAACATCCAATGGTATTTTACAGAGTCTTGATATTTGTTCGTTTTCATATCCAACGCTTTCGGTGATTAGGCTATATGCTTTTTTTATAACAACTGGTTCATCAAGAAACACGTCATAAGGTTCAGTCTTTAGCCATGCTCTACGACTCAGTTCATTCCGAAGCATAATATACTTGACATCGTCTATTTGCCCTAAGGTTTTAGCCCTATATATGATTGAAGCCATAGATGTTAGCCAATATGCTTTAAGAGTAGGAAGATTACTGAATTTTATATTCATAAGTGAACCTTTTATGCCTTGCGAAGGCATAATAAACTCTGCAGCAAAACGATTTGCTTCTTTTTCCTTATTACGGACTTCTGGTATAAAAAAGTCATAACATTGATGCATAATTATATGTCCAAGTTCATGAGCCAAGCTAAACCTTTTTCTATCATTACTCATATTCTTATTAAGAATAATAAGATGATTCCCTCTGTCAGTTATCAAAGAAACACCATCGAATTCGTCACATTCGCAATCCCAGAAAAATATGGGTATACCATTTCTTTCCAAGAAATTGCATATATTTTCTATTGGCGCAATGCCAAGGGAAAACTGTCTACGCACATACAAAGCTATTTCTTCGGGAGTCGTTCCAGAATCAACATCGATATATTTGAATTTAAAATCTGGGAAATCAACAAATTCAGCCATCCAATCAAAGCAATATGCTGAAAGTGAAATAAACCGGTCTATTTTATCCCTATCTTGAGCCTTTACACTTGCTTTTTTTCGATAGTGCTTGCAGTCCACATTATTTACAATCTTTAAATCAAGAAAACCAAAAGGAAAATTCAGAACGGACATAATCCGCTCAAGAAGATCGTCAGATAGCGTTCCAAGTCCTTTTTCATAATTAGACAAGTTGGACTGTGATAAACCGGGAACCTTTGCGGCAAGACCAGTTTGTGTAAATCTTCTATATTGGCGTGCAAAAGCCAGTTGCAAATTTCTCATGATCTAAATTATATTTATAAATTAACAAACAAGTGGCGCTCCTTGTTTGCTACTCCGCTTTCTTTTTCTCGTCTTTTTGCTCCTTGAGTTTGACATCCACACTGTCAGCAAGAGTCCCATGAGAAGCAGGCTTGCTTATTATATCATTTTTGTCAATAATCCATATTGGCGCATTATCATAATAAACAATTCTAGGGTTTACTATTTGCCCATCTTTATCTTTGGTGTATCCGAATATCAAAATTGCGTCCTCTTTGAAAGAATCATCTTCAAACAAAGGCTGCTGCAATTGGCTGACAATTGATTCGGATAGCAAAGTTGGTATATAAGAAGGTTTCCCATTCTTATTTAGCTTCTTTATTAGCATTGATAAACCTTCCCAACGAAATATGATTCTACCATATTTTCCAGTACTCCATCTGTCAGGAAAATGCAGAATGAAACTTTCCGTCAATTTAGCATTAAGCAATACTGAGTTTAGTCGTACTCTCGCTTCAGGAATAGTCTGATTTATTTCAATATTGTATTTGTCAATGCCGTCCCAATAGGCCTGGAACAAATCCTGATGATACTCATCAAGTAGCGAAAGAGCCTCTTCTTTGCTTATTCGCTTTCTTTTTTCGATTTTATTTTCTATTTTTGCAGTCATAAAAATGAATTTATTTAAGTGGTGCGCCACTTGCAATTGGTCTTTATTGCAGTAAAGACCTTTTGTTTGCCGCAAAGATATATAATTTCATTGAATTTCTGTATATATAATAGACGTTTTTTTGTATTTTATTTAGTAGTACCTCCAATAAGTCAAAGAATGATTACCGAAGTTTAGAGGTTCGGGTAACCTCATTTCTGTTCTCTAATGAGATAATTTATTTAGATTAACTGCGGATGGGGTAAATTTCATTTTCAACCGATGTTAGTTTTCCGCATTTTTGCGTAAAACTTGCTGCGCATCTTTGCTCATCGCTCGTAATCAAGTTTCCAACAATTTTGGCGAAAACCCTAAAAACGGCAGGCCAGCAAATGAATATAAACTTACTGTAACTCGCTTGCCCGAAATGGCAAAGGAGACACGTCAAAATTGGCGACCCTAACAGGACCAGGACGAATGCGCTTCTGGTTTGGTCGTTCCTCGAAAATGAGGAGCGAGAAGGTATATTTAACCAGTACAGATCGGCACCTGTTAATCATTACGGTCTGTTATTGCCATCATTGAACCTACTACAAACAATATTCGTATCAGCTTTCCGGAATTTACATATGTAGAATTTACGGATTTAGATTTTCCTTTGAGTAACCTTTGGGTTGTTTATCAAACTACCCTTGCCGTAATCTTGCCGTGATTTGCTTAATTACCCTTGTCAAAACCTTGCTACTTTTTGTTTTACCCTTATCCTAATCTTATCCTTGTTTTTGAGCTTATTCTTGATGTGATTTTAACAGAAAAAGCTAATAGAAGGCATAAAAAAGGGGGGCCCAAAATAGAAACCCCGAACGACTGGCAACGGTTGCGTATAGCTTCATACGCTCTTTATTTAGATTTATTCAAAATTAAATATTATACCCGACAATAGCAAATGATTTATTTTAAAACATCTGTATTACAATTTTTATTGCCTTATTAATAGCTTTCGCTTCATATAGAAGGTGATTGAGAATCACTTTTATAATCGGAATATATCTGCAAGGCTTGTTTTTTGTTTTGGCTTTTTGTATGTTTGTGCACTGTATAATATAAACACATTATTATTAATTAGAAGTAGTATTTAGTATGATTAAGAGAAGACGGAAAGTTAGCCTTAATTTAATAATTTTATTAATAGGCTTTGTATATGCTTGGGGGGCTTGTTCTTTATCAAATGAGGACAAAGCTAAAAGAGTCGTAAAAGATTACTTAAAAGAAAATCTGGACGATTTTAAAAGTTATGAACCTGTATCTTGGGGAAATCTAAGGGAATTTTCTATCGATAGTATTAAACAAAATGATTCTTATTATCAGGAACATTTACATTCTGCAAATGAAGCATTAAAACAAAGTAAGGAATTACTAATTATTATTGATTCATATAAAAGTAAAAAAGATACTATGTCAATAGAATATGCAGAAATTGTGGCGCAAATAGAAGGGTGTAGGGCCAGATATGAATCAGAGCAAGAAAAATTATCTAATTATTTGAAAACTGCATATCCTGATCATAGTTGCTGGGTTATAGACCACAAATATAGGGCTTCTAATAATGTTGGAGCTTTAATATTGAATGAGAAGACTTTTTATATAAATAAAGATTGTTCTAGCGTAATAAATACTTCCATGCCCATTGTTGCTATGTAGAGATTATGTAATTCTTATATAATTATAAAAATCCCCTGTTGTCTCTTTTGATAGCAGGGGATTTTACTTACTACGACAAATTTCTTTTCGTCAAAACGAAGTATAGTGCCACTTGACACTACTTCACAAATATACAACTTTTATGCGGATTGTAGAAAGATCACTATTTGTTTTTAAATAATCGTCTTGCTGATTTCATATCCTCACACATTCTTTTCACCATGTACGCATATTCCTTAGCACTGATTTCATTCTTGCGGATCTGCATACCGAAATGAGTCATGACCATAACTCTCTCCCTGGCAAAATAGTTTTTATCCATTTTAGAAGCCCTTTCCGGCTTTTCTTTGGCATTCTCCCGTTCCAGCATATACTGGCTCATAGAAAGAATAGAAGATATTCTCTTGCGTATCTTATCATGTTCAGAAGATGAATAGGAAAATCCTAATTGAGAAAGAGCTTTGACCGCATAATCCCAATCACTATTAGCAATCATTACTTCTAGAACCTTCATATATTCTATTTTAATATGAAGATTAATGAGGCTGCTCTTCCGGGACATTTCGGATAATAAAGATACTCCTCCAATTATCTCTGTATATTCAATGATAAGACTTTCTGCTTGTTCAGAAAGCTCTTCGTTTGAATGTTTTCCCTCTATAATAAGTTTGCTGTTGTCTCCTGTAAATACATCTATGAATATATCTAAAGGGATTTTATCTAAATCATTGTATAACATGGTGTTGATTTATTATAATTTACTATCAAGATAACGATACTCTGCGGAACGGGCCATCTTTCGCAATGTCTTATTCAGGTTTGATATCCCTTGATTACTCACGTCCATTTTTCGTTCTAGATTTTTATAGTCATTGTTTACATTGACAATGACAGGTTCTCCACTGTTCCCATTTCTCATTTGTCGATCTAGCATTAATGCATCGGAATGAAGAACCATTTTTCGGTAATCTATAAGATCCGGAATAACCTTTGCTCTTTTGGGGAGATCTACTAATGTGGGAACGGACGGAGTAATGTAAGCACCATTATCTGTTTCAATCACTTCCTGTCTACCTCCATCACCAACAATAGCCAATCCTCCGGGATGATTATCAGTCCCATTTGCGTATTTAGGTATCGGCTGTGAGGCAATTATAGCTACTTGAGCGGCTCCCATAGCTCCGATTACAGCCGTAAGAATAGGGCCGGCGAAAGGCCCGGCCTCTGCCAAAGCCTTCATTATAGCCTGAGAGGTAGCAATAGTCGTCTGAATAATAGAATTAGCCTTTTGCCACTTGGCCTGCTTTTGTTCCAAGTCAGCTTTTTGCTTTTCCAGTTCATCGTGCTTTTGTTTGGTTCTAACTTCTGCCGCTCTCTTTCTCGATTCACCTTCTTCCTTAGTTATAACTCCGCTATTAACTAGATCTTCAATACGTTCTTTCTCTTCTTCACCAGCTTCTTCATTCTTTTCCTGCTCTTCTTCTATCTGCTCAATGCGAGCATCAAAGGCAGATGTCACAATAGAGGTTATTCCATTAAAGAGTTCACCATAAGCTTGTAATATCACTGATGCTCTTTCCGTAGGGTCTAAATCTTCCCACCATTTGGAAAGAGAAAAATCGCCTGTTTTTGCAAATTGCTCTGTCAATATACCAATGACATTATAGAACGAACTAAATAGATTGGCAGTTTCTCCCAAATATTCTTCTGTTACATTCCTCATATTAGACATGGAACTTATAAATTTATCAGCCCAATCTTGCCTTTTATCCTCCTCATTTTCGTATTCTCGGTCCTCCAATTCCATATTTAGTTTTCTAATCTCGGACCTTACTTTTTCTATTTTTTCTCTTATGGCATCAGCTTTAGTATCAGCAGGATCAAGAGTGGCTAACTCTGCCTTCAATTGGGCTTCAAGCAATTTTAATTGTGCCTGAATAGAATCTCTGGTTATTTCGTATGTCTTTTGGCGGTATTTCTTTTCATTTATTTCACCTTTCCGATATTGCAATTCGACGGTACGAAGCTGATCTTCTGCTGAATTTTGGACTATATTTGTTTCCTTCGTGGTGTTTTTTTCAATTAGGCCGATTCTTTCAAGAGCATTTTTTACCGCAATGTCAGAGGCTTTTTTATCATATTCCTTTTTGACAGCTTCTACATCTTCTCCAGATTTTTTTGCGGCTTTTACCTCTGCATCTCTTAGTATTTCGTTTACTTGTAATTGGATGCTAAGCCTTTGATCCAATTCCTCTTTAGAATTAGTAGAAAGAGCCTCCAAACGGTTTTGTAAGTTAATCTTCTCTTTATTTTGATTATACGTATAGATCTTTTCGGAGAGCTCATCTTCCATGGCGACAGCCAGATTTTCCCTCGTTTTAATCTCTTCTTGGGTATTTCCCTTTACAGCTGCAATGCGTTTAGTATAATTCAGGCGAATCTTTGCAAGTTCTTTTCCTAACCCTTCATCCATTAAATCAAGTTCGGATTGTTGATATTCTTGTTGGATGCGTATACGTTCTTTTCTCTGTTTTTCTTCAGCTGATAAATTTGTTTCTCCACCATTCCCTTCTTTCTTTTTTTCATCAGCTGTCAAACTTACATTTTTTAATTGTTCTATTAACGATTCTGTTATTGACGAAATAGCCTTTTTACCAGCCGCAGCTTTAGTTGCAACATCTATCTCATCTCTAATGACGTTATTTGTGCGTTTCCATGAGGTCAGTATTGTAAAAAGTCCCCTGTCTTTCAATTCTTCCTCTAGTTTTTTACGATTATCTATTGCTAATTGATAATCTGTATTTTCATATTCTAAACGAGACTTCAATGTTTCAATATAATCTTCTTTAGCCTTTTGAGCCGCCTTATCAGCAGACATTCCTGAATTTATATATTCTTGATACAACCTCTGCATATTTTTAGCATTCTTCTCTAAAATATCAGATTTGGACATTTCTGACTGAGCGCTTGCAATAGCTTTATTATTAGCTTCTTCTTGCAATTGATTATTGTCTTTTAACTCGTGAGCTATATTTCTTATTCCTTTTGCTAAAAAATCCAAGAAAGATTTTGCAGGACCTGTTGAATTCATAAAAGACAGCATAAACGCTTCCCAAGCTGAAGACAATCCTGCTATTGCTCCCTGAACGTTATCGCCCATAGTACTAGCCATATCGTTCAGTTCACTAGTAACGCCCGTTATCTGTTCTCTAAGTGGGACAATTTTATCAGCAGCAGTTAAAAAGGCATTGAAAGCAGCAACACTACGTTTATCTGTCAGCTCTAATGTTGTATTCAAGTCAACGCCTTGCGCTTTCAATTTTTTCAAACCTGCAACCAATTCCGGCAATGTGTTAACCGGACCTCCTAAAGCTTTTGCTAATTCACCACTTCCATCTGCAAGGTTTAACAGAATATTTCTAGTTGCAGTCGCAGACATAGAAGCATCAAATCCTGCATCTGCTAGCTTCCCCAACAAAGCCAAAGTATCTTCTATTTGAAAATTAAAAGCCTTGGCAACCGGACCGACAATAGGCATGGCGGTTTGTAAATAAGAGAAGGATAATGCGCTTTTTGTTGTAGCAACTGCCATTGCCGATACATAACGTTCAGTTTCAGATGTTTCTGCACCAAACATTCTTAATGCCGCTCCCGCTAAAGCCGCAGCTTCCGGTAAATCGGAGCCCGTTGCTTGAGCAAATTTCAATATACCTTCTGTTGACTGGAGGATTTCCTTCCTTGAGAATCCGAGTTTGGCTAATTCTATTTGCAAATTAGTTGCTTCTGATGCAGTATATTTTGTAGCCGATCCTAATCTTTGAGCATCCAAGGTTAAATCTTTAATATTGTTTGATGTTGTACCAAGTATAGCAGCAAGTTTGCTATTAGCAGCTTCAAAATCAACAATGGATTGAACTCCAGATTTAAATAGCCCTATAAATTTTTGGAATCCGGATATTACAGCTTGCGCTCCTATCATCCCTTTAATCATAGAACCAACTCCAACCCTAACCTCTGTAAAACCAGCTCCCATACTAGATTTCAATAATCCTCCAGTACTCTTGGCAAGATTTCCCATGTTTTTAAGAGAAATATTTCCTTTTAATATTTCTGATGCGGCAGATTGAATATCTTGCTTATAACGCCCGACATTCATCTTTGCTTGAACTAATTGGTCGGAATTCTTCTTTAAAAACGTGGTATTGCGATCAATAACACTATTAAACCGCTCTACCGTTTTCCGCCCTTCTTCTGTTGTCAAATCAAGCTGCTTTCTTGCAGAACGAAGAATCTTATTTTGTTCCTCTGCATCTTTCATGGTTTTTACTTCCATATTTAATGCAGCGATTCCTTCTTCAATAGTGTATTTGGTCTTCTTTCGCTCTTGATTAAGCATTTTCTGCTGTTTCAATTCTTCGGTTTTAGCTTTCTGAACCTTCAATTCCGCAGTAGCCTCATCAAGAATATTCTTAACCCGCTTTTGTGCTTCTGCATTTAAATTTAGTAATACATTCTTCTGTTCCTCTTGTATTCTCTTTATCTTATCCTCCAGAGCATACACTTTTTCTATAGCGGCATAATAATCCTTGGCCTTGCTTATCAGTTCGCTGTACGGACCCGGTTTTATCTTTAGTCCTTCCGCCATAGCATCCCCAGCCTTTTTATAAGCCGCAAAAGTGCTGTCAAGTTCGGATTTTAGTCTTTCTAATTGCTCAAACGCCTTCTGATCGACTACATCAGTGATTTTTAATTCGTTCATATTAATTAAATTTAGTGCCCGGCTCCTTCACTGGGCAGGTTATAAAATGAGAAGTGGTTTGCTTTATTATAGCATTATTGCAAAAAGTTTTTGCCTTTGAAGATTTCTTTAGACATGTCTTTATTTATCTGCTTTAGCCCTTCTTTTTGGCATTCAATTAAAGTAGCTAAGGCTGACCTTATATCTTCTTTGAGCGTTTTCATCATTTCATCATAGAAAAACGTTTCGCCGGGGTGTTCCTTTTTCCATTTAGTAATATAATCCAGTCCTTCATCTGTTTTAAAGAAAGCTTCTAGCATCGCTATATCCAGTTTAAAACTTCTGATATACTCAAGGTGCAAATTATCGACATCGTTTAGATCCTCAATCATTAAAAGATTTATAATGGATTCTTTGATGTTTTTCTCCACTTTAAAGCTAACTTTGTAGCTTTCAAACAATGCTTCATAATATTCGTAGCATTCATCTTCTTTTATTTTATTCATAAATCCTATAGGTTTATTCCGGGCAGAGAATCAATAAAGCATCCCTGCCCGATATTGGTTATACAATCTTAGTGTCAGGAGATGTTATCTAATGTTTTCAGCATTTTTATAGCATCTTCCCGGAGAATCTCAATCAATCCCGCATCCGGGTGTTCATACATAATTGTCTTAGTCTTTAGCGGGATGGTGCGACGTAGGTGTTTTGCTAGCTCTTCCCCTTCAGCGTATGAAACAGGAATAAAATCTTTGTCGGTACAAAGCCCTAATCCAATGCCGACATCTTCTATTGTATAATTTTTAATGCTCATTGCCTGGTCTTGAATTTGTTAGTAATTATACAATCTTTGCCAGTGCGGAAATGAGTTTTTCCAGCTCTTCCCCTTCAATGGAAAAGCCGGGTTCCTCTCCGCTATCTTCCCTTACTTGTTTGGCTTCATCGCTTTCATCAATGGTGATAACTGCGAGATTGGCCGGTGTTTCGTCCGGGTTTATTCCTCTGTATACCGTGATTTTTTCCACGAAAGATTCGGCTTTAAGGTCTATTCCAGATTTTGGCAGTTCTTCATTACCTAATTTTAGCAACTGAATTCCCAGTTTACGGGCTTCTTCCGCATTTAGGTGTACGGTGTTCTCTTCCGTTACGGATCCCCCGTTTACTGTTTTAGTGATAAGGACTTCGTTGTTATCACCTCTTCTCACGTAAAGATGTTTTTCACTGTCTTTTCTTACTCCGAAAAATGTTTCTTGTTTCATGATTTTAAAAATTAAATTGGTTAATAATTTATTTAGTTGAGCAATACTCTATTAATTGCCTTTATTCGGCATAATCTTTGCGTTTAAGCAACTTTCGCCGCAAAGATGAATATCTTATTATCTCGCAAAAGTAAATAGCTTAAATCGCCTTATTTGAATTGAATATATTTTATCTGTCAAATTTCGGTAGTTCATTCTTTTCTTACTTCACATTCAAAACCTAGGTTTCTTAATTCATTCATCCGGTATTCTTGTAAAAGTCTGGGCTTTTCTTCCGGTCTTTTCACTTCGATAAACGACGCTTTCCCGTTTTTTAGGCATAGCAGATCAGGAATACCCGGTTTATTTGTGAGAATCAATTTAACCACATAATAACCTTCTGCCTCTAACCGTTTGATGATGCGAGCCTGTATTTTACTTTCTAGTTCTGCCATAGTACGAAAGTGTAAAGTCTTGCTTTCCGTGTACTGCTTCCAGTATCTTGCTTTCAATCCCGCAGTCAGAGCACAGAAAGTAAACATCTGCCGGGCTGGTGCGCTCTTTTGAAACTAGGCGGTTTTTGCCTTGCTCGTATGATAGATAACTAAATTCGAGATTAAAGAAAATCAAAGCATCCGCTGTATCAAGTCTCACACCTTCACGTGCCCGGCGAACTTGTGATATGAAGACTTTATTTGAGGAGGCTTGAAACTCTTCCGGGCTGTCTGTCCAGTTCGGGAAGACATACTGCAATAACTCCGCTTCGGACTGGTACACGTAGAACAATGCAATTTTCCTGTCTTGGAAATAGCTCTTCACAAAATCCGCCTTGCTGCTGTCAAATATCAAATGCTCGCCATTCTCGGAAATTACACTCCCGGAAGATAGTTGATGTAATTTAGTCAAAAGCTTTGCCGGTGAATCCCCTAGGACGGTATAGCCGTTTACGTCTACAATCAAATCGTTTTGTAATCTTCTGATATATTCCCCGGTCCTGTTTTTCATCTGTACCTGCAATATGTGTTCGTTGATATTCACCTCAAAACCGGCCTGTTCTTGGGAATAAGAGATAAACAGGTTTTTAGTATCATTGTCTATCTTTGGCTTATTGGCACATGAGTAGTCGTTTATGAGAGACCCGTTTACTTTCTTCTGCCGTGTATATACGTACTCTTTCGCCCATTTATAGAAACTTTTATAGCTTTTCCACGGTGATTTGCTGCATACCCAAAACTGGTGATATAGCTGTGAGTAGCTTTCGGGTGAAGGTGTGCCGGATAAAAATAAAACAGGAAGTCCGGTACAAAGGGCCTTAATACTTAATGTCCTTTTGCTGGGTTTGGGATATGCCCCCAAAGAATGAGCCTCGTCAATGATAACAAGATCAAATATTCCTGTTACCTTGTGGCTGCTTTCAAAATTGACAACTTCCAGTTTAAAAGACGGCTGTAGTGCGATATAGTCGCTTTTTACGCTGGGGATGGCTTTTAGCTTGGTGATGAATAAAACACTTTTTGCATTGAATTTATCAGCAGCAAATAAGGCTGTGAGTGTTTTCCCTGTCCGGCATTCCATTGACAGATAACAGCATCCGAAAGCCGTTAGTTTGTCGGCTGCCTGTATGGCTATGTTGTTTTGATATTCTCTTAGTTTCATATATTTTTCTTTGTTTTGAACATGAATGAAGGAATATACTTCCCTATGTTTTCATTGATGATTTGTTGTCTTTTTCTGTACTTCTGTATTTTTTTACCGTAGAGTGTTATTTTCCCCCGGTATAGTGGTTTCCCGTACTTTTTGCTTGGATCATCCAATTTGCCTAACTTGCGGAAGAATATATCTTGCTTATTTTCCGTTTGGACGCTATAGACGTGATTAAATGCGTACCGGCTTGCTATAATATTCCCGTCTAAAAATAGTTTTCGACATTTGCGCCTTGTGCATGGACAAACAAAATACCACACATAGCCCTGTCCTAAATTACTGGGCTCTTTTCTTAACTCTATCTTTTCCTGCTTTCTCTTCCCGTTATAAACCCATATAAAGGCGCATATCTGTTCCTCTAGCGAAAAAACGATAGTGTATTGTACTCCATTGGCAGTAAAACTTGCCGATCCTTCAGAAAGCCTGAACAGCTCTTTTAGGTCTGATAGTGTAATGTGCGGATTATGATCTATTATTGTTTTCATCTTTCTCAATCTACTAAATACTTAGACAATAAAATCAATGTTCATTAGAAAGGATTGTTTTCTGTATAACCTTTCGTATCGTAGTCGAATATCTTTGTAAGGGAACCGTCATGTTTGAATTTGACAGTTCCGACAGAACCGTTTCGATGTTTAGCTATAATCAATTCACCATAGTTGTAAATCTCATGCCCGGATGAATCCTTGACACTGATTCCGTAATATTCCGGACGATGAACGAATATAACCATGTCTGCATCCTGCTCAATGGCTCCCGATTCCCGGAGGTCTGCAAGAATAGGTTTTTTATCCTGTCGCTTGTCTACCTCCCGGTTGAGTTGTGACAGAAGGATAACAGGTACATTCAATTCTTTAGCGATAATCTTTGCTTCCCGGGACATCCGGGCTATTTCCTGTTCTCTGTTTCTTGTCCCATTTGAGCTTTCGGTTATCAGCTGTAGATAGTCTATTATCACCATCCCACAGTTATTTTGCTGATGATATGAACGACACATCGCACGGATGTAACTCATACCTATAGCCGCATTATCGTTTATTGTTATCGGTAATCTGTATAAAGTTCCTCCTATTGCCTTATCTATTTGCAGTAGCTCATCTTGGCTTATATTTCCGGACCTTAATTTGCTGGGGTGTACATTGGATTCTGAAGCAATGAAACGTTCATACAGGCTGACAGAATCCATTTCTAAAGAGAAAATGACTACCGGAATACCTTGTATAGCTGCTGACTTTCCAAAATGTAGAGATACAGCAGTTTTTCCCATGGCCGGACGTGCAGCCAATACTATCAACTCGCCACCATGCCAACCGGAATTCATATCGTTAAGGTCCTGTAATCCGGTTGTTATCCCTGTCTGCTGTCCGCTGCTATACATCCCCATCTTCCTCTCTATGTTTTTTAATGCGGATTGTGCAATGTCTTTAAATGACTGGGATTCACTTTGCCCGATTAAATCCTGCTGCATTTGCTCTAAGGCTTTCCCTGCATTGAAAAGGACATCGCCGATATCTTCCGTGTCGTCATAGGCTTGTTGTTGGAGTATATGGGATAATTCAATAGCCTTCCGTTGCAGGTATTTCTGCTTTACCATCAGGGCATGCTCTACAACATGAAATGAATCATACCCATAATTGGAAGTTTCTGCGATGAAATGGAGTGGTACTTCGTCAATCTTACCCATTGAACGGATTTCATTTGATACCGATACTATGTCACACGGCTTATTGTTTGCATAAAGCGACTGGATAGCATTATACAATACAGCATACCGGTTATCATAAAACATATCTTTGTTCAATTCGGGAGATATGGCATCGAATACCTTGTCACCGCCAAAGCTAAGAAGTGAACCGATAACAGCCTGCTCTGCTTCGGGTGCGTTCGGCATTCCCTTAATTGGGGACGGTGTAGACTTGTTTGTTTTCATCCTGTACCTCCTTTCTTCCGTGATTCTGCCACCAATAAGTAAACCTTCTCTTTGCATCCGATATATTCGATATACTCCGTTCCTCTCCGATTGAAACGATATAAGCTATAAACTTATCTAACTGGTCGGGAAGCATAGAAATGAAAGACACGCCTAAAGTAGATTGCATACAAACGGATTCTTTCCAGATTTCATCTGATAGTAGTTGCGCTTTGATTGATTGAAGGTCGAAAACTTTATTTGCTCCCTCTCTCGCACTCTCTCCCTCTCTCGCACTTGCACTCTCTACTAAATGAGAGAGAGTAAGAGAGAGAGTATCATTTACATTAACATTATCATTTACATTAACAGCTAGATTTGCTTGGCTTTGCTTAGCATCTTTAGCATTTGCTAGATTTGCTTGGCTTTGCTTGGAGTTTTCTGCCTTGGCCAATCCGCCAAGTCTTCCCGCTGCTCTTCTCTTTTCTACTTTTTCGTTCCATTTCTTGGTATTATCATCAATATGGGAACGAAAAAAATTGAAAGCCATGCTAACAACAGGCGGCAAATCTATTATTGTTCCTGTTGAAGCATATTCGAAAATTGCGTCTAATAACGCTCCTTTTTGCTCTAAAGGAAGGTCTTTTACGCACTTATAATCAGATGTGTATAATAAAAAACTATTCTTTCCCATTTCATTCACTTTTGGGTGTTATCAAACTCTTCCACCGATCGAGTATAGGGCGGATTTCTTCGAAAACTTCTTTACGTATTCCACGGAAGTGAGGCACTTTGCCATTAGTAATATAGCTAATACCTGCAAGGCTTACTTTTATATGATCTTTGTCAGGAAGTTTTTGTAAAGCTTTTTTATAAACCTGGCATTCTTTATGAAGTTGTATGTTATCCTTATTCATTGCTTCCTCCTTTCCAATCAATAGACATTTGCCGTTTGTCCGGCTCTAACCAATATAGTTTTCTTCTATCGTCCAGACGAACGTCTTTAATGTTCCAGCCTTCTTTTCTAAGGTCGGATATGACTTTCCGGCTATCATTTCCGCCAGTAAGGGTGTTTAAATCTTTACTAGTGTACTTGCCACCATCTAAGAATAGTTTGCGAATCTGTTGTTTGATTCGAGATGATTTACTATCTTTGTTTCCGGATCTATGTTGGAGATTGGCGGTCGTGGAGGCTGCCTTTTTCTTTTCTTTCATAGCCATACCCTCCGATATTTGAATACGACTTGTTTTTTTACTGCCTCGTCGATAGCATCCGCTTCATACAGGATTCTACTACCTACACGTTTGGAGATAAGAAGTCCGTCTTTTGTTATTCTCGCCAATGTTGGCAGGGTGACATGAAGGATTTCAGCGGCTTCTTTTCGAGTGTAGAACTTTGGTTCTTTCTTTGATGCGGCTAATACTCTCTCTGATACTCTGTCTACTATTTCGTCAATAATAGGGGAGATGAAGCCCATAACGATCTGTTGTGTCTGGGTAATGTTAATGTCTGACTTTCCCATAGTATTACCCTCTAAAAGCGTTCTTTAGCGCTTCATTAATATCACCGTCAGTATAATAAACACGGGAGCCTATTTTTCGACTATTAATTATCCCTTGTCTAGTCCATTTCCCTAAAGTAACAAGGGAAATTCCCAGTTTTCCTGCTGTTTCTTTAGGCCTGTGTAATCCTTCTCCTCCGAGATTCTTATTTACTTCAATAGTGGGGCTTGCAACATTAGCTAGTTTTTCATCAAGTAGGCGGCTAATCATATTTTCAAGGTCCTTCATTGTCGCACCTTGAATAAGTGTTGCATTTAAAGAAAAAAGATTTGCATCCATAAGTTACTTGTTTTTAGTTCTTATGGATGCAAAAATATAGTGTTTTTTTTCGTGTAATATAGGTTGTAATATTACAAATTTTGAGGTGATTATTATTTTTTTATCTCACCATCATTGTAGCTCATACCTATTAACTTGAATTTTTCTTCAATCAACTTTGAATCAGCGTTCTTTTTATCTTTATCTCTACTTTCTCCGGATAGTATATATTGACGAATGTAAGTTGGGGAGCCATTGACTAACCAAGCTACAAATTCCGCTATTTTTGTATTATCGGCTCCTTCCCATCCTGCCGCATTTAATAATGCTTTTATGGTATCATATTGTTGATTGGCTGTAATTGGATTCCGTTGTTTTCGTATTTTGTTTATTTCTATGCTACTCCGTTTTCCATATTTAATGGCATCATTGCAAATATCTTTAAGAATAGATGATTCATCGCAAATGCTGTTTATTATTGAAGGAATGTCTATTCCAAAATCCAGGAATAAACTAAATACTGTTTGAATGAAAAAATCTATGTCAGAATCAATGCATCCGACATTACATTTAATTCTCTCTGGACCGCATTCTCTAATATAAACAGTCTGGAATGTTTTTTCATACCCATCTATAGGCTTTATAGATGTATCCCATGTGTTTTCTCCTGTTTGTTTGTGATAATATTCAACATATTCTTCATAATCGTATAATCCTATTACGGAGCATTCGGTTTCTAAGAGTTCTATAATGAGTTTTGCATAAATGGACCTATCATCTTTATTCATAGAAAAAAGCTTGCTAGCTATTTTGTAAGTAATGTCGCAAGTATCATAGTAATCCAAATTACCAAAAGTCGGGTATTTGTAAAAATCAGACTTGTATTCTATAATTTCTTTATAATGAGTAAGATATTCTTCTACCATATTAAAAAACGCTCTAATATTTTCCAT